GGCCAATCAGTTCCATTTCTCGAAGTTGGTGAAATTACTCTTGTCGAGAATTTTGCTTATACTCGTTTCCCCACAGAAGAGGGTCTTACGAATGGTAACTTAGAGGTTAATGTGGTGAATAACTTAGTCTCCCCTAGTATAGATAGTTCTATCCATTTCAATGTTTTTGTCTCCGCCTGTGAAGACATGAAATTTGGCGAGCCATTGCCAAGCGCAATGGACAAATTCTCTGTATTCCCTCAAAGTCCCGAAAGATTCACACCTCAATCAGGAACTATTGATGGTCCCGCCATCGCAGGCACTTCGGAAGGTTTAACAGACATTCCCACAAATCCCGAAGCTATCACTCCAATTTCCACCGGAGGTCAGGTAGCCGACCAAACTCTCAATGTTTTCTTTGGTGAAAGTCCAAAAAGCATTCGAGAACTATTACGACGTTATATCCGCCACAGGATAGACGTTTTTGATCCCAACACTGCAGGTGTTGGTAATTTCTATTCCTTAAAGTTACGTGACAAAGGATTAGGTTATTGGGTTGGGGATGACCCAAACGGCATTGATATTGGATTAACTTATTCGATTTGTACTTATGCCCAATGGTTCATGCCCTGCTACGCTGGTTGGCGAGGGGCCACTCGGACAAAGTACATCTTTAACAGTACTGCGTCCGATCCCAATCCGACAGTTTCACGTATCGGCTATTCAGCTTTAAATCGTGTAACGAAACTTGCTATACCTGATTCTGCAGAAGAATATGAACTCAGCGCAAAATTGACAATGTCAACTGGCAACGACACCGCTGGTGGTGCTGCCACAACCAATATAGGTGTCAATAATACCATAGAAGTAGAAACCCCCTACTATAATGGTGTGCGATTTTCACCCGCACGACTTCCAAGCGCAGCTTTTGCTAATGGATGCCATTCAAATTTGGTATCTTCCTTTGTATATTCAAGTCCTAATAGTATTGACGCTGTAACAGGTCTTCGGATCAATAGTTGGAAGTCCGTAGGAGAAGATTTTACACTCTTCTTCTTTACAGGTTGTCCTATTCTCTACAAATATGCCAACACCCCGTTCTAAGTGCGCCTTGCACTTATACGTATATGTGTGTGCCACACTAAAGGCACAAATTCCTGGACAGGAATTAAATCTAGTCCGCTAGTCCAATGGGTGACCCATTGGAGCGGCTTACATTTGTAAGTCGTTGCTAGGAGCTAACGCTCTGCATTTTTATGATCTTAGATCTATAGTTTTTGAATGCAGGGGTTACTCCTTGCAGGAATTTTAATATAGGTCACAAATTTCATTAATTTGCACTAGTACATTGGTACCTAAGTACAGAAGATAACTATCACTTCTGTTTCCATCTTGGTACCAACCCTGGTCATTTACGCA